TATTTTAACAAATCTTCTGCCATCAAATCTAAACAATCTGTTAGGTGAATAGTCTGTTCTCAACACAAACATGCCTTCTGTTGGATTTCTTGGAAACTTTGTTGATGCTGTAAAAGTTTCACCGTTTGCAGGAATGCCGTCTCCAGTTAAGTAACCTTCAATGTAACCACCTGCTGTTGGAGTGTTGAAAACTTTGTCAACATTTAAATGTCCTGTGTCTACAAGTGTATCGTCATCCACTGTGACCAATGCAACACGACCTTCTTCTTCAGTTGGCATCACATATAATTGTTTGGTGTTGTAACCAGACTGTGGTGCATCTTGTTCTGCTTGATCAATTATCGCTTGGTTAATTTCTATATCTTTGTCTCTTGTTTTTTGTGCTGTGTTTTCATCTTTGTCGCCTAGTATGTCTCTAAACTCTTGTGCGTCTGTGATGCCTTTCACTCTTACACGATATAAATGTGGATACCATGTTTTTGAAAATCCTTCAGCTGCTCTGGCCACATCATCAACTACATAATATCTTTTTAATGTTTCGGCATCATCTGTGTCTAAGGAATAATCATCATTGAGGTGCGGTAATTCAATGACATCACCGGCCATAATTTTTCTACCCAGTGCTTCAACAATATCACGTATGTGAAAAGTCATAAACAGTTGATCATTTTGTAGAAACAATCCGAACTGCGATAAGTCAAAGTCTATGTCTGACACATTGTAAATCACACGAGTGTGATAAACATCTGGATCATATTTGCGATCTCTGTTTTCTAGGAACAAAAGATCTTGTATGGCCAACTCATCTTGTGTGTCACCTGTGCGTTGTGGTTGTGTGATGTCATTTGTGTCGCCTTGTTGATTAGGTGAAACATATTTGTGTATGTAGGCGTCTGTACCGCCCACTTGAAACATCTCGCCCACGTTGCGATCGATGAATTTGAAATCGTTTCCTTTTTCAGGTTTGAATAATGATAGTCTCGGCATTTTACATATTTATGGTGCTATAAATACACACATGCCAGACACAGCTCAATCTGCTACTACAAACGCACAAATAAATGCAGCCAAACAAGAAATCTTCGATTATGTGAGATTAAGACTAGGCGATGGCATGATTGAAGTAGAACTTGACCCTGCACACTATGAAATGGCATTTACCACTGCTGTGGACAAGTTTAGACAAAGATCTTCAAATTCTGTTGAAGAATCATATGGATTTTTAGAACTACAAAAAGATCAAACCACATACACTTTGCCTGCAGAAGTTATCAATGTAACCAAAATTTACAGAAGAACTGTAGGTGGAGCATCATCGTCAGAAGGTGGCACAGCATTTGATCCTTTTGAATTAGCATACACAAATGTGTATTTGTTACAGACAGGCCGAATTGGTGGATTGGCTACCTATGATATGTTTGCTGGTTACCAAGAATTGGTTGCTAGAATGTTTGGTGGATTCATAAACTTTAAGTTTGACCAACCCACAAGGCGACTACAAATATTTAGAAGACAAAGATCAAAAGAAGTTGTGTTGATAGAACAATACAATCATCGTCCTAGCTTTATATTATTAAGTGACATATATGCCAAGCCTTGGATCAGAGAATACACACTGGCAATCAGTAAGTTCACACTCGGCGAAGCAAGATCAAAATTCCAGACCATTGCTGGTCCACAAGGCGGATCAGGACTCAACGGCGATGCACTTAAAAATGAAGGACTTAATGAGATGCAGAAGTTGGAACAAGAGATAGGCAACTATGCAGAAGGTGGCACACCTTTATCATTTACAATCGGCTAAAATTTTAGTATAATATTTTTAATGATCATAGGCATATGTGGACTCATAGGTTCTGGCAAAGGCACAGTGGCTGACTATCTCATTGGACAACACAATTTTCAAAAAATATCATTTGCTGACAAACTCAAAGATGCTGTGGCAGAAATGTTTGATTGGCCCAGACCAATGCTGGAAGGCGTCACTCCACAATCACGTGGTTGGCGTGAACGTCCAGATGTTTTTTGGAGCAATGAACTTGGACGTGAAATAACTCCAAGGTATGTGTTACAGATTTTTGGCACAGAATGTATGCGACAGGGATTCTATGATGGCATATGGGTAAGTCTTGTGAAGAAAAAAATACAAGATAATCCCACAACCAATTGGGTGATTCCCGACACAAGGTTCCCAAATGAAGTTGATATGATCAAAACAATCGGAGGCTCGGTGTGGTGTGTCCAACGTGGTGATAATCCACAATGGTTCAACGAATACAAAAATAATAACGTAGAACCAAAAGATATACATCCATCAGAGTGGGCATGGGCACATTCTAACTTTGATCATACCATAGTAAATGACAGCACAGTAGATGATCTACGCAGTGCGATTGCTGATAAAATTAATAGTCCGCTGTAAGATCGCCTTGGCGCCAGCCAGACTTTTTGGCATGCATTAACCTGTTACAGTTTGCACACACAGTTTTAAGATTTGATTGATTGTTGTTGTTCATGTTGGCATCAATGTAATACACATCCAATTGATAAGGATGCAATGCAGTGAAGCCACACATCTCACATGATTTCTTTTTGTTGTAACCTGCTCGTTGCCATGCTGGTGTTGTAATGGTTGAAGTGTTTGACTTTCTTATACACGAATCACATTTTTTTCTATAATAAACTTTATTGCCACGTCTGTAATTGTAGGCAGCTGGCTTGCTGTTGCATTCTTGACACAGGGGCCGCTTGTTTCCGTTTCCATTATACACGCATATATTTATGCATACCTTTTTGGTGCTCTTTATAATGATTGTAATAATCAGCCCACAAGTGGTAAATATTTCTAACAAGGAGTAACGAACAAATGGCACTAATATCACCAGGAGTAGAGGTAACCGTAGTAGACGAATCATTTTACGTCCCCGGTATACCTGGAGCAGTCCCACTAGTAGTGGTTGCGACCGAACAAGACAAAACATCAGGAACTGGCACAGGCACAGCCTCCGGCACCCTGAGCACAAATTCAAATTCAATATTTTTAATTTCGTCACAAAGAGAATTAACACAAACATTTGGTAATCCAAGTTTTGTGACTGACGCATCAGGCACACCAATTCAGGGATCTGAATTGAATGAATACGGTCTCCAAGCCGCTTACTCCTTCTTGGGCATCGCAAACAGAGCCTTTGTGATCAGAGCCAATGTAGACACAGCAGAATTATCCGGATCAGCAGGCGCACCTGGTGGTAGACCTAATGACGGATTTTACTGGTGGGATCTTGCTTCATCATCTTTTGGAATTAAAGAGTGGAGTGAAGGCACACAGTCATTCACAGTGAAGACACCAATTTACATCACATCAACAGATGATGTCACAGGCAACGCACCAAAATCAACCAAAGGTTCAATTGGTGATTATGCTGTAGTGGCAACAAATCCATTCAACAGATTATACTACAAAACACGTTCAAACACATGGGTACAAGTTGGATCATCAGACTCCGCAACAAAGGATGCTTCTTGGTCATCAGCACACCCAACTATCAAAGGCACAACCACAAATCCAGCACTGAGTGATGCAACAATTAGCGTCAATGGTGTAGAGATCGTGCTTGGTCAAACAGTGGCCACAGCGGCTGCCGCTATCAACGCAGGCGGAATGTCAGGTGTACAAGCTGCGGCAGTGGATGGCAGATTAGAAATATACGGTATTGCAGCTGCAACTGGTGATGATTCATCTACAACAGCAGAAGCCAGCACAATTATTCTTAACAACGTGGACGACTCCGCTATACAAGGACTTACACTATTGGGTATCACAGCAGGAAGATACGAAATACCAAAAGTGTTCATAGGACAACACACTGAAGACCACGGATTTAGAACTAGTGACACATCACCAAGACCATCAGGATCTGTGTTTATTCAAACCACTGAGCCAAACGGTGGTGCTAACATTGCATTAAAAAAATATTCCGACACAGCAGGACAATTTGAAAGTGTTAGTGCTCCTGTGTTTATCACACAAGAACAAGCACTTCAACAGTTAGACAAACTAGGTGGCGGTCAAAACTTAACCACCAACGATGTATTCGTGCAAGTAAACATTGGTGAATCAGAATGGGACGATTCAACAACTGACTCAGGTGAAGTGATTGACTATGTTGCTTTTCAAAGATCAGCAGGTACTGGAGCAACAACTCAAATTGTTTCAGATAAAATTGCAACCAAGACAGCTGCTGTAGACAGTGGTGACACAATTAGAATGGCAGAAACCATTCTTAATCCAGATGCTACTGCAAACACAGCGGCAAATAAATTAAACACCAAGACAGTATCAATTGGTGGCGACGATGCAGATGATTTTGTTGCGGCCATATCAGCTGCAGGATTCCAACACATTAGTGCTTCATATGATGCAACAACCAAAAGAATAACTGTGTCACATGCACTGGGTGGCAACATCTATTTCACAGACACCAACGGAACTGCAATGGCAGACTTAGGTTTTGCAGCTGGCAATGCAAATGCATACGGTGGCAACTCAGATCTTTCAACAGACAAAATTGCAAACCTATATGTTGCACCAGCAGGCGACAAAGATGACTTTTCATCATCAGATGATCAAACAGAAGCCAATAGAACTTTTGCTTTCTTAGCATCTAATTGGACTCCAGTTGAGAACACACCAGACTCAGGCACAACATTCACAGCAATACAGAGTGTGAATGAACCAACCAAAGATCCAGCAGACAACCAATTATGGTATCACACAACAGTAGACGAAGTTGACATCTTGATACACAACGGCACAACGTGGGACGGTTATCAAAATGTATCATCAGATGCTAGAGGATTTGATCTATCACAAACAGATCCAAATGGTCCTATTGTTTCAGCATCAGAGCCAACAACACAATCAGATGGCACAGCACTTGTTGATGGAGACATTTGGTTAAGCACAGCGGATCTAGAAGAGTATCCAGATTTATACAGATATGATTCATCACAACCAGATGGACAAAAGTTTGTGTCAATTGATAACACAGACCAAACATCACAAGATGGTGTTTTATTTGCTGACTTCCGTTATCATTCAGATGGTACAAAAGATATCATCAGCGAAGAAACATTGATCACTGACTTGTTGACATCTACATATCTTGACATTGACAAACCAGAGCCAGCACTGTATCCAAAAGGTATGCTTGGATTTAACTTGAGAAGATCAGGTTATGCTGTCAAAAAGTTTGTAAAGAACTATTTTTCAAGAACAAACTTTTCATCAACAACTGTGTATCCAACACTTCCAACTGAAAAGGATGCTTGGGTTAATGCATCTGGATTAAAAACAGATGGATCACCTTTCATGGGCAGAAAAGCACAGAGAAATGTAATTGTTGAAGCATTGAAATCAAGTGTAGAATCAACCACAGCACTAAGAGAAGAGCAAAGAGAGTTCAACTTGTTAGCAGCTCCTGGTTACCCAGAACTTATAACAAATCTAGAGACACTTAATGCAGACAGAAAAGAAACTGCATTTGTGGTAGGCGACACTCCGTTCAGACTTGAACCAAACTCAACAGCAGTCACAAACTATGCTAATAACACAGCAGGGGCTGCCGACAACGGTGAAGACGGATTATTAACAACAAATTCATTCACAGGTGTGTACTATCCATCAGGATTCACAACAGATCTAGCAGGAGAATCAGTGGCAGTTCCACCATCACACATGATGTTGAGAACAATTGCATCCAATGATCAAGTTGCATTTCCATGGTTTGCACCAGCAGGCATAAGACGTGGTGCAATAGACAATGCTTCATCAGTTGGTTTCATCAACTCAGAAGGTGAATTTGAAACCACAGCAGTAGCAGAAGGATTGAGAGATTCATTACAATCAGTGAACATTAATCCAATATCTTTTGTAACAGGGTCTGGACTTGTAGCATTTGGGCAAAAGACAAGACAACTTACAGCATCAGCACTTGACAGAGTTAATGTTGCAAGATTGGTTGCGTTTACAAGACTACAATTAGACAAAATTGCAAGACCATTTATCTTTGAGCCGAATGATGCATTGACAAGAAATGAGATAAAACAGTCAATTGAATCATTCTTGTTAGAATTAACAGCACAAAGAGCACTGTTCGACTTTGCTGTAGTGTGTGATGAATCAAACAACACACCAGCAAGAATTGACAGAAACGAACTGTATGTCGATGTTGCAATTGAGCCAGTCAAAGCAGTTGAATTTATATTCATACCAGTTAGATTGAAGAACACAGGAGAAATAGCAGCTCAAGGCCTTTAAAGGTACAAGTTGACGAAAGGACAAATGAATAGTAAATATTCATACTAGGAGAAAAAGAAATGGCAGTATCAACACTATCA